TTTAAAATAAATTAAGATCCATGAAGAAAGTACAAAAGGTTTGGGCTGAATTGTCTAAAGGCAAAAAGAATACAAACCTCAGCTCTAAAAAGCGAGGTGTTAAACTTAATGCAATTCAAGATGTAGAGAATGCCAGAGAATATGGTGAAAATGCATACAATGAGGCAGTTTACATCATAGAAGAACTAATGCCAGAGCTAGAAGATGCATGTTATGAAGTCCAAAGAAAAGTAGATAACATCATTGTCAATAGCGAAGCGAGTTCCTTAGAAGATTTTGCTGATGAGCTTACTGATGCTATTAAAAGAATTGAGGATAGTGCTAGTGCATTAGGTGTAGATGCAGATGAGATCTATGATGAGATAGATGAGGCTAAAAGAATGATGGCGTTAATGAGAGCAACTCAAGGAGAGTTTGATGATCTAGAAGATAAATTTCCATTAGTATACCGCTTAACAAATCTCAAGTAACATGAAGAAACTACAACAAGTTTGGGCTGAATTGTCCAAAGCGAAAAAAGGAACTAATCTAGGATCAACTAAGCGCAATGTAAAACTGAGCTTAGTTGATGACATAGAACGCAAAATGGGTGAGGTAGAAGGATCAATGATGGATCTTACTTACTTTACCTATGAAATGATGGATGATCTAGAAGAAAAACTGTCTGATATCAGCCTTGCAGTAGATGAGATGATCATCAATTCACAGATGCTATTCGCTAAAGATGCCTCTGATGAATTAAATGATCTATTAGATAAAGTAGAGGAATCAGCAAAAGGTTTAGGCATGAATGCTGATGATATTTTTGATCGCTTTGATGAGGCTAGAGAGATGGTGCAAACCACAGAATCTGCTCATGATGATCTAGTTGATAACTGGCGTTCATCTAGATTACAGAATATCACTGCATTTGCAGATAAAATAAAACGATAATTTTTTAATAAAAAACATAAATAACTAAATTATGTCTACGAGTATTACGACCACATATGCAGGTCAATTTGCTGGAAAATACATTTCTGCATCTCTATTGAGTGCAGACACTATTGAAGGCAACGGAATCACTGTTAAGCCGAACATTAAGTTCAAGGAAACATTGAAAGTATTAAGCACAAATGCATTGGTAAAAGATGCATCATGTGATTACTCTGATCAATCTCAAGTAACGCTTACAGAGCGCGTACTTCAGCCCGAAGAGTATGAAGTAAATCTAACTTTGTGTAGAAAAGATTTTAGAAACGATTGGGAAAGTGTTGAGATGGGCTATTCAGCTTACGATCAACTGCCTCCATCATTTGCTGATTTCTTAATCGGTCATGTATCAGCTAAAGTAGCTGAGAAAATGGAGCAAAACATCTGGGGTGGCGTAAACGCAAACGCAGGTGAGTTTGATGGTTTGACAGTATTGATGTCAGCGGATAGCGCAGTAGTAGATGCTACTACAACTGAAACTGCTTTTGCATCTGGAACTATTCAAGCTGAATTAGCTAAGGTAGTAGATGCTATCCCATCAGCTGTTTACGGTGCTGAGGATCTAGCGATCTATGTACCAAAGAAAGTAGCTCAACTATACATCCGTTCATTAAACGGTTTCGGAGCATCTGGTGTAGGTGCAAACGGTTTAGAGGGTAAGGGATCAATGTGGTACGGAAACGGAGCGCAATTATCTTACGAGGGTATTCCATTATTTGTCTGTGCAGGTATGCCAGAAGATCACATGGTTTGTGCGCGTAGAGAGAACTTATATTTCGGCACTGGTTTGATGTCTGACCATAATGAAGTCCGCGTAATTGACACTGCGGAATCGTTGGGTGATCAAAATGTACGCATCGTAATGCGTTTCACCGCAGGTGTAAACTACGGTATTGGATCTGAGTGTGTTTTGTACACTTTGGCATCATAAGAATAACAAGGTTTAATTATTGAATAAAGGCGGGTGAGCGATTGCTTGTTCGCCTTTTTTCTTTCCAAAAAAATATAAAGCATGGCATGTAACTTAACGATAGGTAGAGCTGTTCCTTGTAAGGATGTTGTAGGTGGTATTAAAGCTGTCTATTTCATTAACTATGGAGCTACCGCTACCTATGATTCAACAAATACGGATGTTATTGATGATCTAGGTACGATCACAGCATTCAAATACGAGCTGAAAGGTGGATCTAGCTTTGAACAAGCGATCACCTCAAGCCGAGAAAACGGTACAACTTTCTTTGAGCAAACTCTGAACTTGTCTTTGACTAAGTTATCAAAAGAGGATCACAAAGAAATTAAACTATTATCCTACGGTAGACCACATGTAGTAGTACATGATTACAACGGCAATGCATTCATGATGGGTGTAGAGCATGGTGCAGAGGTAACTGGAGGATCTATTGTAACTGGTGCAGGTATGGGTGATATGAGTGGTTACACTTTGACCTTATCAGCGCAGGAGCAATTACCTGCTAATTTCTTAGAGGGAGCAACAGAGGCTGATCCGTTTGCAGGATTGTCTACATCTCCATCAGTAACTAGCGGATCTAACTCATAAGGCTGTTCTAGTCTTTTTTGTGTGTTTGGTTAGAGGGGTGCTTTCGGGCATCCCTTTTTTTTGGTAACAGATACACCATTTTCTGGTTATATAAGTATGCACATTATAACAACACAATATCCGCACGAGGTAAAAGTAGTGCCTAGACAGTTTCCTACTGGAGCTGTGCAATTTTCTATAACTAATGAGGAAACCAAAGAGGTGGTAAACTCCTTTGTTAGTGCAGGAGTAAGGAGATTAACTGACAATTTTGTAAAATCCCAGATTGGCAGTATGCCAACTGGTTTTATAAATGAGGGTACATTTTACACATTGATAGTGCAAGATGTTAATGACAGTTATAAGGAGATATACAGAGGTAAAATGTTTTGTACTGATCAAACTGATCTAGAGAAATACACCACATTAGAGGACACATACACAGAAAAAGAAAGCAGTAGTAATGGATATTTATACCGATGAGTAAAATAAGAATAGTAAATCTAAGCAATTACACTACACCCCAAGCGAAAGAAGATAATCGCAAGTCATGGGTTGAGTATGGTGATGATAACTTGTATTATGACTACTTGATCTCACAGTATCATGGATCAGCAACTAATAATGCCATCATAAATGGTGTAACTGAGTTGATCTATGGTAAGGGTATCGGAGCAACTGATGCAAACCGTAGACCAGATCAATATGCCCAGATGATTAGCATGTTTAGCAAACACTGTTTACGCAGGATTTGCTTTGATGTTAAAGCATTAGGTCAAGCGACATTTCAAGTAATCTACAATGATGACAAATCGCAAGTAGCGCAGGTAGAGCATTTCCCAGTGGAAACATTACGCATGGAGAAATGCAATGAAGATGGCGAAATTGAAGCGTACTGGTATTCTAAAGACTGGAGCAAGATCCGTAAAAAGGGATATGAGCCAGAGCGCATTCCTGCGTTTGGCTTTGGTGAGCAAGGTGATAAAATTGAGATCTATTGTATTAAGCCGTACAGAGCAGGTTTCTATTACTATTCACCAGTAGACTATCAAGGGGGGTTGCAGTATGCAGAGCTTGAAGCTGAGGTAGCTAATTTCCACATAAATAATGTCCGCTCAGGGTTGCACCCATCCATGTTGATCAACTTTAATAATGGAGTTCCATCTGATGAGGAAAGAGCAATTATTGAGAACAAGATCATTGACAAATTTAGTGGCTCAAGCAATGCAGGGAAATTCATCCTTGCGTTCAATGACAGTGCAGATACTCAAGCCTCTATTGAGCCAGTCCAGTTATCAGATGCCTCAAGCCAATACGAGTTTCTCAGTGAGGAATCCAGAGAAAAACTAATGGTAGCACACCGCATTACCAGTCCATTCCTTTTGGGGATCAAGGATAGTAGCGGTATGGGATCTAATGCTGATGAGATCAAAACGGCATCACTGTTATTTCAAAACACAGTGATCCGTAGTACGCAGGAACTGGTTTTAGATGCAATGGATGAGATCCTAACATTTAACCAGATCACCTTAAACCTATACTTTAAAACTTTACAGCCTCTAGAGTTTATGGATTATGACAATCTAGATGCTGAAACAAAAGAAGAGGAAACTGGGCGTAAATTTTCTAAGGATTGCGGATGCACTAATCTAGATAAAGACAATCCATGCGAGGCAGGATATGAGATGGTTGGTACGAAAATGAAGAACGGTAAGAAAGTACCTAATTGCGTACCTAAAGACAGTCTGGCATCTATGGTAGTGGATAATGATTTTGCTATCATAAATGACCGTTTGGCTTATGCCAGTCAAGAGAAAGCTGAAGAGATGGCTGAGGATCTAGGATGCTCTGGTTATCACACTCATGATGTAGATGGCAAAACATGGTACATGCCATGCGATGCTCACAGTGCAAAATTGTCTAGTGATTTTGATCTAGAAAATTTTATTGAGCAGGTAGGTGAAGATGAACCGCTAGAAAATGAATATGAGCTTATTGATGTAGATGAAGAATCTACTCAAGATGAGCCAGAGGATTTTGATGTTGAGAATTACCTCAACGGTCTAGTGAACCTATCTGCAAGAGATGATTCATCACAAGATAATGAGCTGTACAAGGTTCGCTATGCCTATGTAAAAGGTACTAGCAAGAGTGCTGAGGGGGAAACGAGATCTTTTTGTAAAAAGATGCTTAAAGGGAGCAAGGTTTACCGCAAAGAGGACATAGGATTCCTTTCGGCAAAGGGCGTAAACAAATCGCATGGGCATAAAGGCAGAAACTACTCCATCTTTAAATACAAAGGTGGCGTGAACTGCCACCACAGATGGGAACGCAGGATCTATAAAAAGAAATTAACTAAAGATGGCGAACCCTACGGAGGGGATGCCCTAGCAGGAACAAAATTTGTCAATGTAAATCAAGCGGTGCGTAGCGGTTTTAAGCTACCTAAAAACCCTGAAGAGGTCAGTAAAGCACCAGTTGATATGAAAGACAATGGACACCATCCAAATTACGGTAAATAATGGCAAAAGTATTATTCATAAAGCGTGAACACCTAGTTGAGAACAGTGTGATCTCTGGTAATGTAGACAGTGATAAGATCCTGCCATTTATTGAGATAGCGCAAGAGATCCATATACAGTCCTATTTAGGAACTAAACTGTATGATAAGCTCAAAGCTGATATAACGAACAACAGCCTACAAGCTGATTATATCACCATACTAGATGATTACATTCAGCCTATGCTTATACACTTTGCTATGAGTGAATATCTGCCTCACAGTGCCTACACAATCGGCAATGGAGGCGCATACAAACACACTAGCGAGAATAGCGTTCCTATGGAGCAATCTGAAATTGACATGTTAAGCAATAAACACAGAGATATTGCAGAGCATTACGGCAGGAGGTTTATGGATTACATGAGCTTTAACACTAATAAGTACCCAGAATACTTTAGCAATAATAATGATGACATGCAACCGCAAAAAGATGCATATTACGGAGGGTGGAACATCTAAAAGATACAAACCCAAACGGATCAATTTACAACGGTTAAAACGATATATAGACAAAATACATGGCAACGCTAACGAGCAATAAGGTAAAAGACACCTACAAAGGACTGATCAAAACAACTGACAGTGCTGAGATCACTGGTGAGGTTCAGCTGTCTGATGGTGATGGTAATACCATACCAGTTTATGTCAATACCGATTCTGTTAAGTTTAGCGGTAAGGTCAAGGATAAAGACAATGCTACTGGATCGGCAGGGCAGGTCTTAAAATCTACTGGTACACAGATCCAGTGGATTGATGTGCGCTATACACATAGCCAATCAGTAGCTAGTGCTACATGGTCAGTAACTCACAATTTAAACACTAGACCTAGTGTAACTATTGTGAACAGTGCTGAGGAAGTAGTTTTTGCTGAGGTAGAGTACACTAGCGATAACGCAGTATCAATAAATTTTAGAACCGCTCAAAGCGGTAAAGCATATTTTAATTAAAATTATATAATAAAAAAATTATGGCTATTAAGTTTCTCAGTAGTTTAGATCTAGGCGGTTCAGAGATAGAGAATTTCGCATTAGAAACACTGACTGCTAATCCCAGTTCACCAACGACTGGACAAATTTATTTCCACACTACTGATGATCAAGTAAAAATTTATACTGGATCAGCATGGGAAGTGGTAGGACTAGAATACACCGCAGGTAATGGTATTACCTTGACTGGTGTATCTTTCTCAGCTGATGCTGATGATGGTATTAGTGTAGGTGCTGATGGGATCAGTGTTGATTCCACAGTAGTTCGTACCTCTGGAGCGCAAACAGTTGCAGGTAACAAAACATTCTCAAATAATGTTGTAGTTACTGGTAATCTTACTGTCAATGGTACACAGACTATTTTAAACACAGCTGAGTTAGCTGTTGAGGACAGCAACATCACATTAAACTCTGGAGCAGATGCAGGAGCAGATTCTGGGCTTTCTGTTGATCGTGGCTCTGGTAATTTTGTGCCAGTGTTTCAATGGGATGAAAGTACAGAAAGATGGAGCATCTCAAATGATGGTACTACATTTTCTCAATTACCTTTTGGTGCTAGTGATAACGCCAATAACTACTCTTTACCGACAGCTAGTGCATCTACTAAAGGGGGTGTTAAAATTGGTAGCCGTATTACGATCTCTAGTGGTGTTATTTCTGCTGATATTCAAACTGCTAATGATTTTACTAATACGCTTAAAACGAAATTAGATGGCATCGCAACCAGTGCAGATGCCTATGGATCATGGACAGCATCTGATGGTACAAACTCAGAAACCATTGGATCAGGAGCGCAAGTAAATTTTGAGGGTGAGAATGCTACAAGCGTTACATACGATGCAACATCTAACACCTTTACAATTAGCTCTGATGATACTAACACTCAATACACAGTTGGTGATGGTGGATTAACTCAGAAAAACTTTACCAGTACCTTAAAAACTAAATTAGATGGTATTGCTACTGGAGCTGATGTAACTCCATCATGGGTTCCTGCTACTGATCCTAGCTACTTAACAGCTGAAACATTCGGAGCAACGGATGTTGTATTTACTGTTGATGGAAATGATGTTATCGCAGGTGATGATTTAATTCTAGCAGGTGGATTGTCATATAACAGTGGAACTAAAACGCTTACCTCAGCAAACGATAACACTACATATTCCATTCAAGATGGTGAGCTATCTCAAAACAACTTTACGAACGCTGATCATACTAAATTAAACGGTATAGAAGCAGGTGCGACAGCTGATCAAACTGCTAGTCAAATTCGTACAGCATTAGGAACTGGTAACAGTGGTGTAGTCCCAAGCGCAGGAACGGCAGGTCATTTCCTAAAACATGATGGTACATTCGGTTTGCCGAGTTACACCACAAACACTAACAGATCTGATGCATCTGTTTACGCTCTATTTAGTGGAGGTAGTAATATAACCATTTCCGCTAGTGGTGTTATTGCAGGAACTGCAAACACTCAGCTTTCTGATGAGCAGGTTCAAGATATAGTTGGTGCAATGGTTTCTAGTAACACAGAAACAAACATAACAGTTACCTACAATGATACAACTGGTAAGCTGAATTTTGTTGCAACAGATACAGATACTACATACAGTGCAGGTAATGGTCTTTCATTAAGCGGTACAACTTTCTCAAGTGATCAATCATCTTACACAGAAAGTTTTAGTGGTGTAACTAGTATCTCGGTTGCTCAAAGTTCGCACCGCTGTGCATTCCCTGCCTCTATTACTTTGTTTGATGCTAATGGCAATTTTGTTTTGGCAGACATGGCAATGGACACAGATAATGGCACTGTAACAGTAGCAGGATTACCAAACGGTAATTACCACATAAGCATCTGTGGCAAAAGAAACTAGATTTATATAATTGATTAAATTTAAGGCATGGCAATAAATATACTAGGAGATATAGATGTTACTGGCAGTATGAACATCACAGCAAGTGATGTGCCTAACCTTGATGCAAGTAAGATTACGAGCGGTGCTTTTGGCACTGCTCGTATTCCTAACCATAGTGCAAGTAAAATAACCTCTGGAACTTTAGGATCAGCAAGAATACCTACGGTACTTACGCAGGGAGTAACTAAAATTGGTAGCACAACTGATTACATCGGAGTAAATGTAGATGGATCTAACACAATTAGCTTTGTGATTGATTCAGTTGAGGTAGCGAGGCTTACTGCCTCTGGCGATCTCAAAGTCAAAGGGGATGTTATTGCAGTTGATGGTGATTTAAATCAATAGATAATGGCTTTACAATCTTCTGGAGCAATCAGCATAAGCGATATAAAGACTGAGTTAGGGAGTAGTAGCTACTCCTTAACTACTTTATCTGGTGAAGCAAGTAAGACTGCACCACATGGCATGAAAGAATTTTACGGTTTTAGCAATGCACCTGCATACACTAACACCAGATTCTATGAAAATGATGGCACTGGTGATTATATAAACTGTACTACTGGATCTGCACCGTTTAGCATTAACACTACTCAAGATCTAAGTTTTAGTATGTGGGTAAGAAATAGAGGTGTTAAGCAGAATCAGTTGCTTTACAATTTTGGTAACACAAATTCCAATGGTAACAACCGTATGTTTTTAACATACAGTAAAAACTTAAATAGGTTAGTTGCTAGGTACAGAAGCAACTCAGTCAATTTTGATCGCCAATGGGCTTTACATGATAATCAGACAGCAACTGGTGTAAACAGCTCTGGATGGAGTAGTACAAACAGAGGCAATGTGCAATCACAAAACTTTTGCATGATCACCATTACCTACGATGCATCCCAGACAAACGCAGGGAACGCTTTTAAGATGTATTGGAACGCAACTGAAGCAACCAGTCAGGCTATTGCAAATAGTGGCACTAGAACCGCTATGAATGCCACTAAGGGCAGGATAGGTGAGAACATACACCTCACCAATAGTGCAGGTAATGCAAATTTAGATTATGATGAGATTAAGATCTATAACAAAGTATTATCTGGATCTGAGGTTACAACCTTGTATAATAGCGGTACAATAGCTGACAGCTCACAGACAGTGAGTAGTGGCTTGATCACTGAATGGACATTTGATAATAATAACGCTAATGATAGTGCAGGTGCTTACACCTGCTCAATCGTTAATGGTAATACAGCTACTTACTAATGCCACTACTAGAACTAGAATCATACAATGAAGAGGAAACCATACATGAGGTATTGGTAGACAGTATCCCATCATTCATGGGAACACATGAAGAGTGTGTAATATGGATGGAAACCCAAACAGTTTATAAATAAATAATAGATAAAATGAGTACACAAAACAGAAAGAAATTAACGCCTAAAGAATTAGAGAATTTGCAACGCTATGTAGCAGAATCTAAGCAACAAAAAGATGAAGTAGTTAAGCTACACTTTGCCCATGCAATAGCAATGGATCAGTTCAAAGGTATGCAGGAAAGGCTTGATAAATTAGGTGCTAAACTAGAGAAAAAATACGGCAGTATAAATGTCAGTATTGAAACTGGTGAATTTGTAGATGATGAGCAACAACAAGAAAGTTAAAACTCCAAGCCGTACCTCACCAAAGGGTAGGCGTAGAGGATGTTTGTGTAGAGATCGTGATGTCTATTCAGTAGATTGCTGTGATGGTGATATAATGAATCAAGGCATCGGTAGTGCTTATATAAATAATGACTAATGAAACTGTCCAAAAACCTTTCCCTTGCAGAAGCGGTGAGATCTGCTACTGCACAACGGCATGGAATTGCAAATACTCCAACGGTGGAACACAGCATAAACCTAAAGAGAATAGCAGAGTATATTTTCCAACCAGTAAGAAATTTTTTGGGCAGTCCATTATTTGTAAGCTCTGGGTACAGATCAAAAGAATTAAATGATCTAATAGGTGGCAGTTCTAGATCACAGCATTGTGAGGGCAATGCTTTAGATCTAGATAATGGTGATGAGAATTATGCAGTTTTTAACTACATAAAAGATCACCTCAGCTTTGATCAATTAATCTGGGAATTTGGAACTGATCAGAACCCATCATGGGTTCATGTTTCTTATGTAGGAGCTGATAACAGAAATCAAATACTCAAGGCTTATAAATTAAACGGTAAAACTAAGTATGAGTTATGGGAAAATCACAAGGGTTAAAACGAGCTAAGGATATATTCTTATACTCTGACAGTGAGCCTAATGAGGTCATGATTGGATTATGCCATACTGTTGCGTTACCATGTACATTGGTAACGGACATGCACACTACGAGTTACCTATTCATAGGTATTGCAATGAGTGCAGGGTTGTATCAATTATGGAGTGCCTTATTTTCTGGATGTCTAGAACATAGACTAAGGGCAGTGCAGTTCGCCAGTGTGATTGCATTATTAACTATTGAAAATCTTTACAGTGTGGGATCTCTAAAAGGATCTAGTGTAGGGTGGTGTATTATATTCCTTATGTCAGTATGGAATGTGATCAGAGTATATAAAGAAAAACTAGCAAGGAATAAATAATAATGGATCAAGGTGTAGTTCAAATTTTAGTTACCGTACTGACTGTTGTAGGAAGTGCAGGGATCTGGAAATACTTAGAGGCAAGATTAAAGGCTAAATCAGCCGATAAAAATCAAGATCTAATGCAAAATGATACAGTCCAATTTCGCGATGACCTAAAACAAAGAGTTCTCCGCTTAGAAACCTTGCTAGAGGAGAGCAACGCCCAAGTGATTACACTTACGGCAAAAGTTGGTAGGCTAGAAACTGAGGTACTCTACTTGACCAAAGAAAACGATAGGCTCAAAAATGTCTGACAGCTTTAATGATTTCATAGCGGAACTGGAAACCGCTGAACAACCAGTACAGTGCAGTATAGATAACCCAGAATGTGAGGCTTGTGGCTCATAAGTATTGCGCCACTGAGCCAAAAGAATGCAAATGTAAAAACACATGTAATGGGAAATCCAATAAGAAAGATATTCGCAGGGGGAGCAAAAGAAACGATAGAGGCAGTAGCTAATGTTGTAGATCGCTTTGTATCTACTCCAGAAGAGAAAGCTGAAATGAAAGCTAACATTGAGGCTGAGATCAGCAAGAGATGGAAAGCTGACATGACTAGCGACAGTTGGTTAAGCAAGAATGTACGCCCACTGACATTGATAACGGTGGTAGGCTTTCTGGTAGTGTGTACTTTCTTTGATGGTATGGGCTACCTCAGTGTTGATGAATCATGGATAAGTTTGTGGAATATGTTGTCAGTTACGGTTGTAGGTGGTTACTTTGCAGTTAGATCTGTGGATAAGAGAATCAGATAGATCTAGGTTGGTTAATGATAAAAGGAGGCGGTGCTTATGCACTAGCCTCTTTTTTTTTATATATACTATACTATATAGCTACTCTTATAGAGTAGCATATAGTATATAGATATATAGAATATATATACTTATATAAGGTACGCAAGTCATGTTAATAACTTTTTATTCACCTACTTGTTAATAAGTCTGATCTGATTACCTTAGAGATATTATTAACCAACTCACAATTATTATGAACAAAGATTATCAACATGCCGAGCATCTGGCATGGCTATTAACAAAATGCCCACATACATTGCAGGGTAGATTTTTTGATGCTGTTAAGGATCTACAAGTAGATCAGTATTTTGCACTAACCGCATGGGCAGTTAATCAAACTACCAGAAGTAAACCTGCACATACCAATGACTGGTATGAGATGATCATTGATGAATCAACTAATTATGTACTGGGGATATGAGTGTAAATAGAAACTACGATAGAGATCTGTATATAGATGTTTTAGAGGCTGAGGTTAAATCCTTAAAAACTAGATTGGATCATGTAATGAATTGGTCATACAGAAATCACAGCTTGAAGAACCTAGCTCCAGAAACAGTTGATCTGATGATCCACCAATATATTCTAGCCCATGAAGCCGAAAGAAATTCAATACCCAGAGAATTATGAGTGTAACAGACAAACAGTATACAACCACCTATACCTCCACTTCGGAATCCCCGATCAAAAGCCCTACCTCTACCAACCAAAAGGCGTTTAATACTCCTGCCTACTATGTGGGTAAATACAAAGGCATAGAGGCGTTTGATGTATGTATGGATTTCTCAAGGGATAGTTATAATATAGGTGTGGCGATTGCCTACCTTTTAAGGGCAGGTAAGAAGCCAGACAATCCGATAGTGAATGACATCATAAAAGCTATGGATCACTTAAATAAGGAACTGGAATATCTAGGGTATGATAGAGAAAATGATAACACTGGAATTGATCTTACCAAAGACAATTTCCCTAAATAGTTTATACAGTGGGAAACATTGGACATACCGCAAGAAAGTTAAAGATGCGTATAAAAAAGAGGTTGAAACCGCATTGGATGGTTATGACCATTATTACGCAGAATCTATTCGCATTAGGATCGCTTATAATAGTAGGCTTGATGTGGATAATGTTGTACTTGTTTCAAAGTTTGTTGCTGATACACTTGTGGATCTGGGATATGTTTATGATGACAGCCCTAAATACTACAAAGAGTTGCGTATCAAATTTGACAGCGAGGTTGATAAGAATTTTTGTATCGTTAAAGTAGATTTGTTTAATCCATTAAAAACTAAAACACATGGAAACACCAACGAAGATCAGTGAGGTTACTAAAGTAGTACCTACGAACAAGCCATATGAGAGCCAGTACGGAACTCTGTATGGTTATTACATCACCTTTGCAAACGGTGATAATGGAAAGTATAATTCCAAAAGTGAAACGCAGGATAAGTTTAGGGTAGGTCAAGAAGCCACCTATGCTATTACTGGTAAGATGTATAACGACAAAATGTTTTATACGATCAAACCTAGCAATCCAGACTATGATTACAAACCAGTAGCTGATGCTCCTGCAAGTACATCTAAAGCGTTTGGAACAAAGCTAACTACACATACCTCCAAAGATGAGCTGATCGTTCGCCAGACAGCTTTAAAAGCATCAGCTGAGATAGGTGGTAAGGATCTGGCTATTATTCTAGAGAATGCAGAGCGCATGGTGAACTGGGTACTGGGCAAAGATCCAGATACATCTGGAGCTACACATGCTGATCATTTTCAAGACAGAGAGAAAGTAAAAGTTACCGCTGAGGTGGCAGAGGATGGTTTGCCATTCTAGATGAACATAGGGGGGTGCAATAAAAGCACCTCCTTTTTTTTTACAATTAAAACCAATACATGATTATATCATTCGCATCATTACAATCTCAACTAGATCTGATCAGAAGAGGTAAGGTAACAACTGGATATGAGTTTGGACACCATAGAATAGATACCCATTTCGTTTTTAAAAAAGCTGACCTTAATATAGTGCTAGGTCATGCTAATGTAGGTAAGACCACCGTAGTGCTGTTTTTAATGGTCTTACAGAGCCTTAAAAATAATATGGTATGGTTGGTATACTCAAGTGAAAATACAGCCTCTAGCATAGCTACAAAGATCTCGGAGTTTTATCTGGGTAAGGTGTTGCAGGGATCAACGCAAGAAGAGTTACAGAGTGCCATGAATTTTATGCAACGCTATTTCGTTATTATAGATTCAGAGCAGAAAATGTACACCTACAATGATCTCATAGAAGAGGCAACTGATCTGCACATACAGCATGAGTTTGATGGGTTCATGATTGATCCATACAACTCACTGGCAAAAGACAAAGAGATGTACAAATCTCTGGGCGGTCATGAATACGATTACGAGGTACTTACACACTTTAGAAACTGGTGTAAGGATCGGCAGGTTTCTATCTGGCTATGTGTTCATGCTGTTACAGAGGCATTAAGAAAAAAGCATCCTGCATCACATGAGTATGCAGGTTTGCCAATACCTCCTAGCATGTCTGATGTTGAGGGTGGGGGTAAGCATAGTAACCGCTCTGATTCCATGCTGATCATACACCGCTATGTTGCACACCCTACTGAGTGGATGTACTCACATATACATGTGGCTAAGATCAAAGAGATAGAAACTGGTGGTAAACCAACCAGTAAAGATGAACCTATAAGGTTACGCAGTTTGCCTAGCAATGTAGGATTTGAAATTGATGGACAGAATCTGATCATGAAAAAGGAAACAAAACAATCTAATTTCCCATTTTAAGAAAATGAACTACATTGAACTCAAAGAAAAAGGAATGGGTAGATCTATGACATTACTCTGGTTACGAGCTAAGAATCGTGATCTAATGGAAATAGCTCAAGCGTTAAGACCTGCGGACACCTCAGAGAATAGTCATGAGCTAGATATTTTTTTAGACCTAGTTAGCATCTACGGTGCTATTGATGCATGTGTAGATCTAGTTGAAGAAGTAGAGCCAATGATCTGGGAGGCTCAAGCGAAGAATGCAGATCTCAAGCTGACTATACAACAGTTGCAACGCAAACTAAAAATGTATGAAGATCAGTTTGATATTCTAGATATAAACTTAGAACCAAAAGACAGTAATGACTAAAACTGTACTCAGATTAGAATACGAGAGATACGCTGAGATGTTTGACATAAAGACAAACAGAGAGCGTAGAAATGTAGTAGCCAGATTTGCATTCATGGTAAGCGCAAGAAGAGCTTTTACTACCAGTGCGATTGGAAAGGTCATGGATAAAAACCATGCCACTGTGATACATGCTACTAAAGCTCATGAGATGAATTACAAGTTTGATGAGGATTACCGAAAGATGTTTGATGTTACTGAAGCTATAATAGATGGCTTAATTCATTCGGATGAGTATCTGGCGCAATCTCATAGGATAGATACTGTTCTAGAGAATATAAAGCTCAGAACCTTAGTACATAAAAAAACACAAGATATAATAGAGCTTGAATCTAAATTACAGAAGTATGAATATAGCGGTTGATATTGCACCACTGGCAGGACTGCTAGTAGGTGTAAACTATTGGAACTCTACGATGGATGATGATCATGAAGATCCTACATACCACAGCCTCCAGATATGTATGGTGCTGTTTGCGTTTGTTATTACATGGACTAGTAAACCAGAATAGTGTTAGAGCTGATAAGTAAATACCACAAAGATTATGTGCGTATGGCTTACAAGCTAGGCGCAGGTCATGAGGCAGAAGATGTGGTGCAGGAGATGTACATCAGACTGCACAAATACATTAAGAATCCAGATACCATCATTTCGGATGGCAAACCTAACATGCTCTTCATGTGGGTTACACTCAGAAACATAGTGCGTTCATCTAAGGGTAGCGCAAAGGCAATAAAGACCGTTCCACTGGATGAGCATCCAGAATGGAAAGTGGTAGATATTGAAGCGTTTGATAGTGAAGAGGCAGAGAGCTTTGAATACATGGTTGATCTGGTCTATGAAACCAGTTCAGAAATGCACTGGTATTATGACAAAATGTTTAAGCTATACTATCAGAGTGATCTGAGCATGAGGGATATAAGCAAGGGCAGTAAGATCTCATTAAAAAACATATTTGATACAATCAAAAAGACTAGGAATTATGTCAAAGAAAAACTCAAAGAAGAGTACGAAGATTACCAAAACAAAGACTATGACCGCCTCCAAAGGGGTGGGTGATACCATAGAGAAAATAACTAAAGCCACTGGGATCAAAGCGGTAGTAGATGCTTTTGTAGATGCTACTGGAATTGATTGTGGGTGTGAGGCTCGTAAAGATGCTCTAAACAAAGCATTCCCATACAAGCGTACTGAGGTGCTGTGTTTAGAAAGAGATGAACACCAAGCTCTGGAAACATTCTTTGGTGAGTTCAATGGTAACGAGATCAAGGAGAAATGGCAAGAGCCACTCAGTAAGATCCATGCTAGAGTATTTCAACATAAGATGTATGTACCCTGCACCTGCTCACCCAGAGAATGGAAACGGCATATTGATGATCTAAGAAATCTCTACGCTACCTACGATGCAGGGTGAGAAACTTAGTAATCTACTCATGGTCTGGCTATTTGCTAATGGTCATGACATACTAGATTTTAAAGAGGGGGTGGGTATCACCACCCACCACAAAGGAAAGCAATGGAAGTTTGATTTGTCTGGGCAGTATGGAGGTATAAAGGTCAAGTACAAAGACATGATCCTATACTTTTACAAGGACAATAAGCTATTAACCCAAACGGATCTAAATGAGTTTACATGATTACCTAAAGAATAGCCTCAAGCTATCGCCAGAACGCCTAGCACATGTAAAGAAAATGGGTACAGATGCAGAGGCTCTTTTCAAAGAGCTGACTAATGCAACTAAGACTGAAACGGAAGATGACAAGAAGTACATAGATTTTATCTGGCATGATCGTAAAATTGATGTCAAAGGTTTAAAGAGATCACATGAGTACGGTTACATACTTATAGAGATGCAGAACAGATGGGGGTATCATGGATGGTGTGCAAAGCAAAGTAAGGCAGAGTTTATAGCCTTTCTATTCCCAGAGGGATTTCATGTGTTTGATAAAGATGCTTTGAGAAAGCGCACACTAGAAATCTGTGAGCCTTACGATGGATCAGTGCATCGGCAGATGGGTGTGATGTGTTACGAGATGCCTAATGTTTGGCTAGGTAGACCAAACGGACAAGATATATTCACTTATTTAAGATTGTCAGATTGTGAAGATCTTATACTAGGCACTATACCAGTTAGTTAGATTTTTTATATATTGTAGTTTATTAACCAATTTATAAACAAATGAAAAACTACAAGCTAGTACACACCAGAACATTTTACCAGAGGTACAAGAACTCAGCTGATCACTCAGCCCAGTTCACAGTACATAAGTTTCATGATGCTGATGCAGGAGATGCATACTGGAGGCTCTTTAATGCTACCAGAACCTATGATGAAGTATTCGCAGGATATGGAGCTGAGCCATTGCTCAACTCTGTAACATTCGCTTTACAGTATGGAAAATAATATGAATCAGTTTACAAGGATCGCCAATGCATTACTGCGGAGGCGATTCCCTTTTAAGCCACAGCGGAAAGCGATGGTGGCTAAGATGTGGGTAAGGCATTTAGAAAACATTAAACCGTTATAGTATGGATGCAGAGATGGCAGTAGCAAAAGCGTATGAAATTGTGAACGATCCTAAGCGATCTGAATCTGATAAGGTGAATCTACTCCTATGGGTGGATGCTCAGATCTACCAGAACATTGGTACAGAATCCTCAAGGAACTACAAAGAGAAATCTAGGAGGGCAAGTGCAGTCATTTACAGACTGATCAAAACCATTGATCAAGATAAAGGGCAGAGGTTTTTAACCGCATTAGGAATGACCAAATGATTGAGTTTAAATGGGTAGTGTTAATACTAACTATTGTAGTGAGTGCATTTTTTATCTACCTAATTAAGACCAAAGACAAATGAAAGACTACCAAAAACAAATACTACAAAAAGAGATGAAACAGATTGAACTACTTGATGGCAAACTATATGATCATGACTGGTTAATAGAGCAGTCTTATGATGATGAGTTCTACTATGGATTTCTAGGCAAGAACGCTCTAAGCAGTTCTAGCGTAAAGAAGATCCTAGACAGCCCAAAAACTTATTGGAACTTACAACAGTATGGTGAGGAAACAAACAGCCAAGCTCTAAGAGATGGGCGTTTGATCCACATGATGATCCTAGAACCGCATAGACTGGATGAACTGGTTTTTTGTGAAACCACAACAAAAACCACTAAGGTTTGGAAAGAGATGAGCGCACAACATCCCAAACATGTGCTATACACCAATAAAGAGAAATACAATGCCGAGCGCATTGCCGATGCGATCTTTAAGAATGAGAAAGCCAGAGAGCTTTTAAGTGATAGTAAGTTTGAAGTACCTGCGGTTGGTTATGTAGAGGGTGTACCGTTTAGAGGTAAGGCAGATATACTCAAGAACTCTGGAGGGATCGTAGATCTTAAAACCACCTCAGACCTAAAGAACTTTGTGTATAGTGCCAGATACAAATTCTCATACGGAGTTCAAGTCTACATTTATTGTCAGCTGTTTAATTGTGATTACACAGATTTTGATTTTCTGGTAATAGATAAAGCCTCATGTGATATCGGCGTGTACTCCTGCACAGCCGATTTCTATAATGCAGGTGAAGAGAAAGTGTTGTATGCCTTACAGCAATACAACCATTTCTTTGCAGGTAAAGAAAAACTAGAGGTGCAAGAGATGCTACATGATTACTATATAACTGGGGAGCTATGATAATGCAATACCACCGCAAGGCTAAACACCTGCGATACATACGCCAGACACTTAGAGAGCTACGCTATGACACTATAAATACTGTACTGGTATGCTCACACCTAAATAACATAGAAGATGCCTCAGAGCATCTGTTAAACAACGCTAGACTAATAAGGAAGTATGAACGCAGAAGAAGATGGCTCAGATTGTGATCCTATTGATACTGTATGCCCTAACTGTGGTGTGGGCTATACGATCAGCAAAAAAAAAGAGTTAATAGACATTCTTTTAAATGATTTAGTTATCTTTGGAATTGAATGCTAGTGCTTTACAGCGGAGTAGGCAACGCATTTGTTTATTGGTTTTAAACGAGGAAAAGAGCATGGTGTAGTACACTGTGCTTTTTTTTTGGTTTCTTTTATGATAAACTAACATGATTTAACATGCCGTTTGAGAAAGGAAACAGTTTGGGTGGGCGCAAGAAAGGCACACCCAACGCTACAACAAAAGAAATAAAAGAGGCTTACCAGATGCTCGTAGAAAGCAATCTGGATAATATGTCTAAGTGGTTAGCAGATGTTGCAGGAGATGATCCTAAACAAGCCTTAGAGCTGATGCTGAAGCTCAGTGAATACATGATCCCTAAATTAGCTAGGCAGGAAATTGTAGGTAATGAGGGTGAGGATCTGTTCAAGAACATTACACTAAAGTTTGGTGATTGGAAAGAGTAGCCTAACACATGGAGATAACCGCATTCACACCACACCCTAAACAAAGGGAATTGCTAAACAGCGTGATCAACGGATCAGAGAAATACCATATTGCATCCATAGGTAGGCAGTTCGGTAAATCTATGATGGCAGAGAACCTAGCTTTATACTGGGCGATCAATGATGCACCCTGCAAGATCCTCTGGGTATCTCCAGTATATTCTCAAGCTAACAAGGTGCAGAAAGAAGTGATTGAAGCCATAGGTGGCACTGCCCTGCTCAGATCAAATAACTACTCCACAAATGAGATCACACTATCAACTGGATCAGTGATCTATTTTAGATCAGCTGAGAGGTATGATAACATCAGGGGTATGACCTTAGATTATGCAATCGTAGATGAGGCAGGGTACATTAAGGATGATGCATGGAGGGAGGCAATCAAGCCTACCTTACTGGTCAGAGGTAAAAAGGTACTGTTCATTTCTACACCCAAAGGAAAGAACTGGTTTTACGATCTGTATCAATACGGCACATCTTCAGAGTACCCTAACTACAAATCCTACAAGGGCAGTTCATACGACACACCGTTTATAGATGAGGCAGAGATCAATGAGGCAAAAAAGACAGTACCAGAGAAAGTGTTTAGGCAGGAGTATCTGGCTGAGTTCCTAGATGGAGGTGGTGAGGTGTTCCAGAATGTGGATCAGATCGCCATACTAGATAAGTACCCATCACCAGTAGGCAAATGCTTTGCAGGTCTGGACATAGGAAAGCAAGAGGATTTTACAGTGCTTACAATCATGGATCAGAAAGGTATTGTGGTTGATGTGTATAGAGATAACCAGAATCAATGGCACACCATGATCAAAGAGGTGGTGAGCCGATTAAGGAAGTTCAATGCCTCATGCATGGTTGAGGTTAATGGTGTGGGAGATCCGATCTATGAGCAGATCAAAATGCAGTGGCAGAACACCCATCCATTTATCACTACGCACCAGAGCAAAACAGAGATCATAGAAGGGCTTATTATTGATACAAATGAGAGGGGGATCTGTATTCCTAATGAAACATTATTCCCATACCTCTATCAAGAGATGGGCTACTTTACCTATGAGTACAGCCCTAAGACTAGGAACATAAGATACGGACATCCAGTAGGGCTACATGATGATACGGTCATGAGCCTAGCGATTACCAACTACAACAGAAAGACAAACAAAAATTATGGAACATACGCCATCAGATAAGGAAATGAAGATCATGTTCCCTGAGCATGTCAATGAGCTTACAGTTGAGCAGTACCAGAAATACCTAAAGGTAGATACTGATGACATTACATTCTCACTGCTCAAGGCATCAGAGATCTTTTTAAGCATACCGTTACGCACCGCCTTAACGATGCAGTCCGATGGTTTCTTTACCATGATGAGTGAGCTACTAGAGATGATTGGCACAAAACATTCACTTACTCCGATCATAGAATACAAGGGTACAGAGTACGGATTTATACCTATGCTAGAAGAGATAAGTTTAGGGGAGTATGTGGATCTGGATGAGTACCTATCTGATATGGACATGCTACACAAAACGGTAGCAGTCCTATACAGACCAATAACGCAAAAGGTAGGGCAGAGATATACAATAGAACCGTATGAGCCTAATGATGGCTACAAGGATTTCCCACTAGGTGTAGCTCTGGGCGCACTGGTTTTTTTTTGCGATTTAAGCAAGGAGTTATCGCAACATACCCAGACATCTTTGGAGATCAAGATTCCGACACTGGAACAAACCTAACACCAGAGGGTAACTTTAGCAGGAAGTGGGGATGGCTATCCAGTATAGATCATTTAGCAGATGGTGATCTATTACGCTATGATGAGGTAACTAAACTGCCTATACATTTATGCTTTACCAAACTGGTCTACGATCAAGAACGGCAGGATCTAGAGCGTAAATCCATAGAGCGTTCAATAAATAAAAAGTAAGTTTTATTTGGAATTGTCATTTCCTTGCAATTAACTTTGCGGTGCGGAACGACCGCAACCATTTAACCAACCTTACACAAATGGACTACAAACTAACAAAGGAGTATAGAGATCGCCATGCCTTAAATGGTGGAGATCTCTTCTGGATCAAAGAGGCATTTGCCTCACATGCTGAAGCCATGCGGTCTGAACTCCAGACAATGGTGGATGAGGGCAAACGCCCGATCATGACACCAGAGTTTCCTGCAATAATGATGCAGGAGATACTCAGCAAACTAGAGATGTGGGCTGAGGTTTCAGAATAGCATAAGGAGCGCATTGCGCTCCTTTTTTTTGTGTACTACACTTACCCTGCTTTTAGGTTCTATATATATGGTTTATGATATACTAGACAAAATCAAGGGCATCTTAGATGCAAACGATCAGATCAACACCGTTACCTACGGTGATATTTTTGAGGTTGATCTTAATAAGCAAAGCATATATCCACTAGCACATGTGATGCTAGGCAGTGCCACAATCACTGATCATGTTATAGAGCATTCTATTTCTGTGATCGTAATGGATGTGGTAGATGTAACTAGCAAGGATATAAGAGATCAATCAGAGCCTTTCTATGGGATCAATAATGAGCAGGATGTACTGAACACTCAGCTCTATGTGGTAAATGATCTGGTGCAGAACCTCAAAAAAGGTGATGCCCATATAGATGGATTTCACCTTGTAGGTGATCCATCGTGCGAACCGTTTACAGATCGCTTTGAGAATCTACTTGCAGGATGGGGTGTAGATCTAACTATCCAGACTAGAAACAAAATCAGTATCTGTGGCTAGTCCTATTATCAATGATGTTATTCAGAGTAAGCTCCATGCATTTGCAAAGGAGGTAGTTCGTAGAGCTAAACTAGAGCTAGGTACTAAGAAGCGCATTAAGTATAATGATGGTAAGACAGCGAACCGTAGAATGGTTGCCTCTGGTAATCTGCAAAACAGTATAGGCTATGTAATAACGGCAGGAGGTGTTCATTCAGCTCTGGAGTTTTTCATGGCATCGTATGGTAAGTATCTGGATGCAGGGGTATCTGGTAGAAAGTTTAAGGTGCAGGGAGGCAGTCCATACTCATATCAGAATGCATACTCAATGAAGAGTAATGCACACCAGATGAGCATACTCAAATGGATGAAGAAGCGCAGGGTGAAAGTGAGAGATCCAGAAACTGGTAGCTTTGTTAAGCAAACGGATGCCAATAGAAAGAACCTTGCATGGCTGATTGCCAGAAAGGTTAAGGATAGAGGATTGCCCAAAACCGAGTTTTTCAGCAAAGGGCTAGAGGAGCTGTATGCTGAGTTACCTGCACAGCTACAATTTATAGTGGCTGAAGAGATTGAGAAAATGATTGATGAATTTAACATAGACATATAATGCCAACAGTAGCACCTACTGGTTTTGTGGGCAGTAAAAGCCCAGTGATCATTACCTATACCAATTCAGTGGTATCAGCGTTCACAGCGGTGAACCTAAAGATCTACATCTGGGATAGTGATTTCGGAGTTAGACCAAACGCTCCAGTATTTACTATACAGCGGTTATCTAACTTTCCTAGCACTGATTTTTATGCTGATGTAAGCCACTTTCTAAACGAGTACATAGAATATAGTTCAGCAAATTTAGATGACAGTGCAGTAGGTGATACTGCATCTGGTATGGTTAAGTGGGCGCAGGTTGAGTACACTATGAACTACACCCATACAGATGGAACAGCCAGAGTACATACTGGTTTCTGGGATGCGTTCCTATTCTCTGGTGGCTACTCCAATTTTGAGGATGGTGCAAACTACCACTACCAGTACGGTATTACTATGGTAGATGCAGAGAGGTATGTACACAAAGATGATGTGATGGTCATGGGTTTATGGATGAACCCATTAGAATCATTTGCTGATACTGACTGGAACTTAGCAGAACAAGTCTGGAATCAGATTACAACTAACTGGGATGCGGTATCTGAGAACGGCAATTACGGTAACGCACCAACTCCTTAATTATGGCAGTAGATATAAAAATTAGAGTAACGATGTCTAATGCAGACACCTTTACACATACAGTAAGCATTGATCAAGGAGATGCTACTGAGGCTATTAAGCAGTTTCCTTGTGGAGTTCCTAACCTTACAAAATTCATGCGAGATGAACAGATTGGTGGTGTAGGGAATCCAGAAGATATGGAATGGTATCGTATTGATCTCATGAGTGGTACAGAGGTGGTAGATAGCAGAAAGTTCTATGTAACATGTGAGCCAAAACAAACGCCAGTACATGTGGCTTTTGTAAACAAGTTTGGCATGTGGGATTACATCACATTCTTTAAGAAATCAACAGATGCAGTAAATGTCCAGAGTGAGCAATTCAAGCGCACTACTGGAGCTGTCAATTCCTCTGGTAATTACAGCATACCAAAGTTTGATCCGCAGTACATGAAGTACAATATCAAAAGCAAAAAGACCAGAACCCTAAACACTGGATGGGTGGGTGAGGATTACAGTGAGCTGATGAAACAGCTTTTGGTTTCTGATCATGTAGTGATCCTTTCTGATGATCGCACAGTAAGTGCATCAGGATCTGGTGAGCAAAGAGATTACACCTATACACAAAACGGTGTAGCGGTAAATGTAAATACAAGCTCACTGGAAATGCAGAAGCACATCAATGACCGCATGATTAACTATACGATTGAGGTAGAATACGCCTTTGATGATCTGAACATAGCACACTAATGAAACAGCTAGAAATATACATAGATAACCAGAGGGCAGATATGCACGATGGGGAAAGCATTGAGTTCAATGTATCAGCTCAAGATGTCAGAGATATTTCTAAGGTGTTCGGAGATTACTCACAATCGTTTACCCTACCTGCTACAAAAACAAACAACAAGATCTTTAAGCACTACTATGAGCCAGATCTGCAAAACGGATATAATGCTAATACAAGGCTAGAAGCATTCATCCAGATCAACAGCTTTCTGTACAGATCTGGAGTGGTTGAGCTAGAATCTGTAAGCATGGCAGATGGTAGACCTAAGACATATACGGTTGCATTCTATGGAATGAACACAAGTTTAAAAGGCAAGTTTGGAAAGGATATGCTGACTGATCTAGATCTATCTGATTATGATCACACTTACAGAGATAGTAATGTAAAGGCAGGTATTGGTGGGTATATAACTGGCACTAATAACAGTGTGATCTATCCACTTATTTCACCAGTCAGAGATCTGTTTTTTAACTCTAACAGCAATAATCACAATAATAAAAACATAGCCTACCACACCTCCAATGATCCGCATGGTCTGGTTAAGAATGATTTTAAACCTGCGTTAAAAGTGGCTAAGATCATAGATGCAATAGAGGCTAAATACTCAGTTACATTTAACTCTGATTTCTTTGGCACAGCTGTATTTACAGATCTCTATCTGTGGGCGCATAGGAATGAGGGCTATCTGTTCAATGAGGATAATGCACCAAACGATTATAAGGTGTTTAATCCAGTATCTAGTTTAACTACTGGCACTGGATATAATGACAGTACAGATACCTATACAGATAGCAGTGGTACATCACTAGAGATACGCTTAAGCACAACAGCCAATACACCGTTCCAGATTGTAGTTATCAAGAATGGTATTGTAGTTCGTAGAACAACTCACACCGCTACAACTAACACAGTGCAGTATTTTGATTCACCAGACATAGGCGATACTTACCAGATAGCGTTAAGCGGTCAAGATGGTGCTAGTTCAGAATTGAGTGATCTAGATGTAGAGTACAGATTTGCTAACACTGTATTGGCTAGTACAACTATGGATGGAGCATCCACTAATTATGATCCAGAATTGGTCATGGCTGATCACATGCCAGAAATCACCGTAGAGGATTTCTTGCAGGGATTATTAAAGATGTTTAATCTAGTCTTAATTCCAACTGCCAAAGATGTCTATGATATAGAGCCATTAGATGACTGGTATGCAGAGGGAGCTACACATGATCTAACAAAGTATGTGAAAGCAGATAGCCACAAACTAGCTAGAATACCACTGTACAAAAAGATCAGCTTTAGGTTTGAAGAAAGTGAAACCATACTAGCTGATAGATTTAGAGTGAGTAACGGTGGTATAGGGTACGGTGATCTAGAAACTGAATTTACTTTTGATGGTGAAGCCTTTGAGATAGATATACCATTTGAGCAGATGCTTTTTGAGAGGCTTAGTGATGAGGATGATAACAGCCAATCAGATGTGATCATGGGCAAAGCCTTTGATAAAGAGTTTACTCCTAATGTGGGCGCACCAATTTTGTTTTATGTGAATCCTGCGATCACACTATCTGGCGATAAGCGATTAAACTACCTCAATGTTGATGGCACAAATCAAGTGCGTTCAAGCGTTTGGGAAATAAACACCTCTAGCGATTCATCACAGAGCATAAACTTCGGTGCTGAGATCAATCCTTATAGCCTTACGCTTGATTCTAATAGCTTGTACGCTACCTACTGGGAAGATTACATTACTGATTTATTTGACACCGCTAGAAGGCTCTGGAGTTACGAGGCTATTTTGCCATTGAGCGTAGTTTTAGCGATCAAGTCAAACGACATGATCACGATCTGGAACAGAAACTATAAGATCAATTCCATGAAAGTTGATCTCACTACTGGATCAGCCAGTCTAGAACTACTAAATGATGTATAACAGTGAACAGTAATTTAGGTTTCATTATTAGCGTACTTAAAGAAGTACCTGCAAACAGTGAGCTAACTAAGATAGCTAAGGGTAGGCATGTGATGCCTAGAACATGGCGTGAAGTAGCTACACAGATTAAGAGAGAATGGCGGTAGAAAAAACAATCAAGATCAATGCGGAAACTGGTAATCTAGAGAAACGCATATCAGACATAGAGGCAATGATGGGTAAACTGGCATCTGCTCAAGCTGATGCTACCAAAGAAACCCAGAAACAAACTGATGCGATCACTGATCAGAATGATGAGCTGAATGAGCAGTCTAAGCTACTCAAGGCTTTAAACGCCACAGCGCAAGGTGCTAAAAAAGGTGTAGCTAAATTAGGCAAAGGTTTTAAGGGCTTAGGTCTGGCTATGAAAGCAACTGGCGTAATGTTAGTTGTAGAGGGTTTCCAGTTGCTCAAGGATGCTCTGATGAGCAACCAGAAGATCATGGATCAAGTTGAGAAAGTTACCAATGCCATTGGTATAGTCATGGGTACGATTGCAGAAGCGATTGCCGATGCCTACAACAAGGTATCGGAAATGAATGGAGGGTTTGATGCCATGAAAGAGGTGATCGGATCTTTAATGACCATCGCCTTACAGCCTCTGATCATTTCTTTGAACAGTCTAAAGCTAGGTGTGCTACAAGTCCAGAAAGCCTATGAGAAATGGTTTGGTCAAAACGATGCAGAGAAAATTGCAGAGATCAATGCTGAGATAGATGCAACCTCAGAAAAGATTATTGAAGCAGGTAAAACTATTGTAACAGAGGCAGTAGATATTGCCTCTAATATAGGTGAGGCAGTAGGTGAGGTGATACAAGGTGTTACAGCGATTGTGGATTCAACCACAACAGCTGTGAAAAACATTGATACTGATCAGGTCATGAAAGATGCTGAACGCATGGTTGAGTTACGCAAACAAGCTGAACAGTCAGAAGTGGCAATGGGTAAAATCGCTAGTAAGTATGCCGATGATATAGCCAAAGCAACAGCAGAAAGAGATAAAGAAAATCAGACACTAGCCAAAAGAGAGGAACAGCAAAAGATCATAGATGATCTAATTAAAGGTCAGCTTGATGCTGAGAAAGAACAGCTCAAAATACAGTTGGCAAACCTCAAAGCCATATCAGACATGACTGGCTTAGATGAGGATCGTATAGCATACGAAGAAAAACTCACAGAGATTGCTGATAAGCAGAATGAGATCAATCAGGCAGGTTACGATGCAGAGGCAGAGAATGATGCCCTAGCGCAAGAGCGTAGAGATATAGAAGCAGAGGCTAGAAACAGAGCCATAGACCTAAGACAAATTGAACTGGATCTAGAAACAGAGCTGTTACTTAAAGAATCAGATAAGATAGATGCCCAGAAACTAGCGATTGCAGAAATCGCAGGTTTAAGGGTGGCAGATCTAGAGGCTCAGATGGTGGGCTTAGATGCAGAAAGCGAACTGTATAAGCAGTTAGCTGATGAGAAAGTCATGATTGAGAAAGAAGCACTAGCAGAGATAGATACCCTAGAGCGTGATTCTACACTTTTGCGTAGGGATCTTAGAATGGAGCTAGAAGAATCTGTACTAGATATTGCTACAAACGGATTTGATGCATTGACAGCCTTATCAGAGGTGTATGCAGGTGAGGATGAAAGCAGGGCAAAGAGAGCGTTTGACATTCAGAAACGCCTAGCGCAAGGTCAAGCCATAGTGGGTACATATCAAGCGATTGTAGGTGCGTTAAAAGCAGAGGGTGCAGATGGGTTGCTACCATTCCCAGTAAGATTAGCAAACTCTATTGTGGCAGGTGTTGCAGGTTTTGCTCAAGTAGCGCAAATTGGAGCAACACAATTTGAGGGCGGTGGCAGTACATCAGAGCCTAACATACCAACCGCACCTCAGCGATCACCATCGTTTAATGTGGTAGGCTCAAGCGGTGTTAATCAACTGGCACAGTCTATGGGTAATAAAGAGCCAGTGAAAGCATTTGTAGTGGGATCAGAAGTAACCTCACAGCAAGAACTAGATAGAAAGAAAGTAAGTAACGCAAGTTTTGGATAATGAATATAATTGAACTCATTTTAGATGAAGAGGCATTTGCTACTGGCATACAAGCCATAAGCATAGTAGAAGATCCTGCTATTGAAGAGGATTTTATCGCACTCAATAAGCAGAAAGAACTGCAACTAGCAACAGTAGATCAAGAGAAAAAAATACTGATGGGATCTGCACTGATCCCTAACAAGATGATCTACCGCAGGGATGGTGATCAAGAATACCATATATATTTCTCTAAGGAAACAGTACGCAAGGCATCTGAGCTGTTCCTAATGAACGGAAACCAGAGCAAGGCTACTCTAGAACATGCTGTGGATATTGAAGGGCTTACAGTGGTTGAGAGTTGGATCATAGAGGGATCGCAAGATAAGAGCAAACTGTACGGTATGGATCTGCCCATCGGCACATGGATGGTCAGCATGAAAGTGAATAATGATGAGATCTGGAATGACTGGGTAAAAACTGGTAAGGTGAAGGGTTTTAGTATTGAAGGCTTTTTTGTGGATAAAGTAAACCTAGCCAAAGAGCAGGAAGCAGAGCGCAAACTGGCTCAAGTGAGAGCCATCATTAAGAAAGATCGTAGAACAAAAAAGGGTAAGCGTACTGAACTAGAATCATTTAGTGATTACCCTAAATCAGTACGCAATAACGCTAAGAGGGGTAGAGATCTAAACGAGAAAAACGGTAATAAGTGTGCCACTGATGTGGGCAAAAAAAGAGGAGCGGATCTGGAAGCAGGGAGACCTTTGAGCATAGAAGTAATAAAACGCATGAGTTCATATCTAGCAAGAGCTGAAGAGGACTATGACAATGGAGATACCAATTCATGTGGCTACATTAGTTATTTGCTCTGGGGTGGTAAGTCAGCCAAATCATGGGCTGACAAAAAGATCCGAGAAAATCAAAAAGGTAACAAATAGCAAAAACAAGGTTCTATATATATGGATTCAAAGAAAAGAGTATTTAGCAAGATTGCTAAGATTAAGCCAGAGGCAAAAAAAGTAGAGCTATCAATGCTAGATGAATTGATTAAAGTTGATGGTTTAGATTTTTTAGTTCCTTTTGCTCAGTTCCTAAATAAGAATGTTCCTGCATACGAGAAACAGTGTGATGCTTTTGAGGATCTCATTAAGAAGCATGAGAAAATAGGTAATGACATAGGAATAGATTGGGAGAAAGACATCTGGGAAGCAAACGGATATTTTAATCCTAAAGGAATGTTACAATCAAATAGAAAACTCCTAGACCTTTTAAAAGGTGAGGTAGGTAAATTAGCAGGAGCTAAAATTTAATTTAAGATAGACATGGCAAAAAGTCAAGAAACATTGAAGCGTATTATGACACTCCTAAACATGGAGGTAGCATTAGCGCAGGAAACACTAGAGAACGGTACTGTAATTGAAGCGGATGAGTTCGTAGCAGGAGCAGAGGTA